CACCACCCACATCTAGTTCTTGTGCAATCGTTAAATCTGTAATAGATGCAGAAACAGACGAAGAACCAAGCCCAGTTACAACTGTGTATAGGTCACCAATCATATTCTGAAGGTCGGTAGCAAAGTAGGAGGTGCTGATGTTCCCAGCCATAAACCCACCCCTTATGTCAATTTATCTCTACACTATCCCAAATGAAGATATTGTCCTTGGCGAATGGCTCTATGGTTTGCGGAAAATAAACAACTTTCTTATCTTTTCTAACCCCAGCCGCTATTGCCATTTGCCCACTATCTATTGACCAAAACTCTTCAGCCCCTCGGATTGCCCTAGCTAACTCTGGGATGCTTTGGGCTGTATGTGTTTGCAATCCCTTAATTTCTGTGCCTTGGCATAGCACAAAGAAGTTATCCCCACCGCACTTCTTCCTTGCTTCAACAATGATTTGCAATGGGTCTCTCTTGTGTCCTTGGCTTATCCCAAAGGGGGCAACCATATTATAGGTTTCTGGTAATCCTTTGGCTGGGGCATCGTCCAGCTTATCAAACAGAATGTCCTTTGGGTCTGCCTTGTTAATGTCTGGGTGGGCATACACAAACTCTGTCCAAGTCTTGCCAGAGAAACGATATTCTTGGTATTTGTTAGGCCAAATTTCAAGGTCTATAACATCGCCCTTGCTCCCAACCTTCACATAAGAAACCATCTCGAAGATGCCGTGATATTGGGGCAAGCAATCAAAGAATACCTCGTGGCCTTGGTCGGCTAGATATTTGCAAGCTGGTAGGCAACGGATGATATCTCCTAGCCTCTGGGAGTATTTGATTGTTTTAGCAATCATCGGCTACGCTCTTATCGTGTAGGTGAGGGAAGTATTCGCTTAATCGAACTGGGCCGATTGTCTTTTGTAATTCTTTCCAGCCGTCTACTAATCCTTTATATCCATAAAAATCCTCCTTAAACTCAACTTGTTTCTGGATTGCGTAGGCATAGTGGTTGAATACTAGCCCCCAAGTTTCAGTCACTCCCCTTGGGACTAGGCGAGACTGAATGTTTAGGCGAGGAGGCTCGTGGCTTGTGAAGCATACATTCTTACCCCACTTCCAAGCCCTCATCCATTCATACCAGTTCGAGCCATAGCCCTCTTTTGTAACTATTCGCTTATTTTCACCGACAAAGAAGTTACAATGGAACTGCATCGTTGCCCCTTCCTCTGCCCCCTTGAGGCACTCGTAAATCCCCTCGATCTGTTCTGCTCTCCACATCTCGTCAGCGTCCACCTCCATAACAACACCATCATCTACACCAAACAAGGCTTGCTGAATCATATCTAGCTTTCCGTTGAATAGCTTGCCTTGCGAATGAACAATCACATTCCCCCCTTGAATGCTATTGAGATATTCGTGTGTTCCGTCTATGCTCTTGAAATCCTTGTGCCATTTGTCGGGAACTTGCTTACACCACCGGGTGCATCCAACTGGCTCGCTAACCCCCTCGACAATCCTCCACCTCCAAGGAATCTTTAGCTTTTGAAACTCTGCTAGATGCTTTTCAATAAAAGGCATTCCATTAAGAACGATGGTAAAGATGGTTAGCATAATTGGAAGATGGCCGCACCATTCCTCACCGCCAAATCTTCCCATAGCAGTTTAGAAAATTCCTTGAGCTTGTTGTAGTTTGCCAAGTTCTTGATGTCGTTGACATCGTCCAAGGCGATGATTGCCTTCTCCACTAAGAATGGCCTTACGCAACGAAGTTCGGCCTCACCAGAAAAGGGCGAGCCATCAATCAGCACAAAGTTAAAATCTACATTATGCTCAAAGTGAATATCCTCGATTGCGTTGGTGCTGTATGGTTCGGCAGATTCGACACATTCGTGATACCACCCAAGAACTTGATCTAGTGGATATTGATTGAGATTTGTTTTATTTGTTCCGTAAAACTCTGCCACATCTAGTTGGTTCATCCAGAGTTTAGAAAGGGTTGCAGTTCCATTGACTGCAACGCCCCCCCTTGCGGATAGGTTCATTGAATGCCTACCGATGCGGTCTGGGTGGTTCTCAATGCTGAATAGCCTTTTTGTCCTAATACATTGAGTTGAGCCATCCCCAGTTCCTCCCCCGATTTCTAGGCCAACATCCAATCCCTCGCTATACTTTGCAAGGGCTTTACCAAAAGAATCGTGAATGGTTACTTCTTGCATTTCACCATTTCCGCTAATGCTTTTTTAATTGCGTACTCAATCACGGCTTCTGGGTCGTGCTTTAATGCCAGCATTCCAGCCTCATACAATTCCCTCCCTGCCTTATTGTCATAGCTAATATCGACTAGGACATACCTTGTTTTGTCTGTGCGAGATTTCCCAAAAGTAATTATACCAAGCCCCCTAGTATTCTCGCCCTTTTTAGCTTTTCTACACCCAATTATTTGCTTTGCGTTTTTCATATATGGCTTTTCCTTTCTCATAAAACTCTGGCTTGTTGTGGTTCTTTAGTTGTTCGTCTGGATTGCCCCCTGCAAACATAGGGTTCTCGTGCCTAAATACCAAGTCCCTAGCTTCAATTACGCAATCATCGGCATAAGCTCTTTCCGTAAACTCGTTGTCGGAGTATATGCCGTCCGAATCTTGATAGCTTGGGTGGAACATATACCCCCCTTGCTTCCGTAACCTCTTTTGCGTTAGGATGGCCATACAAAGCAGTTTATCGGTTCGGAGGCCATCTGATACTGCCAGCACCCTTTCGGCCTCTAGGTTGTCGATTCTGCTCAAAATTAGGGCATCCCAATACCTCGGCGGACTCCAATCATCACTCATTTGCACAATAACCTCACTTTTTGCCATCTTTGCCCCTTCGTTCCAAGCATTGATAATTCCACCCGGATTAACCCTTTTGCCTTCGTGCGGGGTGTAATCGACTGCCTCATCGTGATCTACCATAAACAACCACTCAACTGCTAGGGGTTCTTTGGCTAAAGCAAGCCATTGCATCTTACGCTGGAAGGCCAACTGGGGGCGCCCTCTTGTAGCGTGGACAACGCTTATCTTTGGCTTGGGATACATATTTACCAGCTTGGCTACTTCCTCTTTTTGGCCGTAACAGATAGAGGCCATCCGATATCCATCGAGAGCTTGCCATTCGTAGATTGCGTGAACTTGATTCCAGTAGTGGAGATTCGGCTTGGGCATAGCCATACAAGCCCTTCCAGAATGCCAAGCCTTTGCCCAATCTCCCCTTGCAGAATACTCTGCCATCAAATAGAAATAAGCCTCTCTGCGAATAGGATTAACCGCAACTGCCTCCCCTAAATATCTAAATCGTTTCTCGCTGGGTGAGCATCTGCCAAGGTTGCATAGAAGCTCATATTTAAGAGTTTCGTCTAGGTCTGGGAAAGCCAAGGCTCTTTCCCCTACCTCCACCGCCTTGTCCACTTGCCCCCTCAAGAAAAACTCTTGGTGCTGATAATAAAGATTGAATGGGGTAGAGGTTAGCTCGTCTGCTAGGATGCGGTGGTTTCTATCTGCCGAATCTGCCTTGCTTGTAATCGGGCGATGAATCCTAAACACTTTATCAATGGCTAATAGCTTATTCCTATCGTTTGGCTCAAGGGCTTCGTGAACTCGATTCCTCCACCTACCGCACCCCTTCCGCAAGGCCATCTCTCGAATGGGATTCAACCCGGCGTTCTCGACTAGATAGCGGAAGCAAACAATTTCAGCCCCAACTTTTTCTGCTTGTTCCAGTCCATCCTCTAAAACCTTTTCCCCGCCCTCTGCCATTATGTCATCAGCATCTACCCAAATAGACCACTCGTTCTTACAAGCATCTAGGGCTGTGTTTCTAGCAGAAGCAAAATCGTCTATGTGAGGCCAATCAGTTTTCTTATTCTTGTAATGAATGACTTTAGCCCCAAGCGAAAGGGCGATCTCCTCTGTCTTGTCTGGCGTAACTGACCCCCTAGCCATACAAACAATAATTTCTTCTGCGATGGGCTTAAAAGACTCAATGACTCGCTTAATGTGGGCTTCTTCATTTCCAGCGATTAGGTAAAGGGAAATAGGGATTTTCATTTGAATAGGATTTCTAGTTATTAAGGGATGTCAATTAAAAGAAAAAGGGGGAGCAGGTTATTCACCCACTCCCCCTTCTTCAGAGGAAACAACCAACAGCAATCTTTAGGCGAAGTTAGTCGTGATTCGCACCGCCGCATTCGGGTCAATTACGACTTCGTCTGTGTTCATTCTCACCCGCAACACTTGGCTACGGCGAGCTTCGTCACGATAGCTTTCAGAGACGAAACCACCAGCCGAGTCACCCGACCAGACCAAGGTGCGTCCGATTCCACCAGCGGTGAACTCACCACCAGAATC